ACAAAAAAGAGGCCGTAGGGAAAACGAAAACCCTACGACCTCAGTATGACACAAACAACAAAACACGCACTCGCGCACGGCAACTAAAACACGAAGTTGAAAACAATGTCAACCATTTTCAGCCGTCAGCAATGACAACAACTCGTCAAGAGTAGAAACGCTGCCTACGATCTTCATCAGGTCGTTTGTCTCGGAGCATTGGCGAAGGTCAGCAAAGAAACGCTCACGCTCGTCTCGGATGAATTGCACGATAGCCTTGAACTCGTCACGATCAGAGAGGGATTCGACGGCTTGCTGGATGGTTGGCTTAGGTAGTGGGGTCATGTTATTTCATTGATTTGCTTCCGCTGCACTTCCATTTGCGGCGTGACAGGTTATTTGGAGAGTTCTTATCACTGCGCCAGTCGCCTTTGATAGCGTTGGATCGAGCGCAATACGAGTCGCCTTTGGCCGTGCCGGGACGAATCCTGTCACCGCCGTCAGCGGCTTTACCAGCTTGCCCATACTTGACGGTCTTCTTGCGTCCAGTGTCAGGATTGGTGACTACTTTTTTGAACCGCTTCTCCATTACTTTTTCTTTGCTGTTTTAGCAGACCGCTTAAAATCTTGGGCTGAAGGAGCCTTCTTTGAACCCACTTTATTCATCTTTTCGCCGCTGCCAGCTTTAATGCGGGCTTTCTTGGCATTGACGTTTGCGTATAGTCCTTGTTTCATTTGTTTTTCTTTTTGTTTTGAGATTCATATTCAGCCTTTAAGTATCCGCGAACCGTTTCAATAGTATCCTTGTCCCCGATTGGCTTCCCGTCGATATACAACCCAGTGTCACCCTTGGGTCTTGCTTCAGAAACAATTTCATTATTGGTTATTTTGAAATCAAATCCGGTCCCTTGTGAAAACGCACGCAAGGCTACATCACCAGCAATTCCAGCAACATCTCTTATTCCTGCAATGTATTCCCTTGCCGCTGCTAATTTTTTTTCATCAACTTCAATTGGTGCTTTTTTTGCTGTTGGCAATGGCAATGGCAATCCTGTTTGTTTCTTTGGTTTATCTAATGGCATATTTTTATTGTTGCATTCCTTGGGTTGTCACGCCGCCCATTTGAGCGGGATTTGTTCCGATTTTACCAATCTCAGCATTTTGCATTTGCTGCATTTGGAATTGATACTGCTCCATGTATTTCTGGAGACGACCACCAAACGCCTCGTCGGATTGTGCGCGTTGCATAATGTCCGGTTGCTGGACATACGCTTGAACCATCTGCATTGCAATCTGTGCGCCGTTTGGTTGCGCCGGAACCTCAATGCCAGCAAAGATCTTGGCGAGGTCGTCAGTGACGTTCTTGGCGACCTTCTGTTGAGCTTCCTCAACTGGTTGCAGAACGTAGTCCGCAAAGATCGGGTTGATGCTCGACGCGGTAAATTCAAGGAGTTTGTTGATATCAAGAACCCCGTTGCGATCAAGTTGAACAAGTGACACCATGTTCTTGAGTTGCGTCTCCGCAGTCTCTGGATCAGTGGTCAACGAGTCAAAGGAAACGGTAATGCTGAAGTTCTCGTCAGGACTGCCCTTAGTCATCGTTTGAGGATTCGGATTGCCGGTAACTTGGAAGAACACCTCGTCCGGCCCCATGCGCTGATACAGCTTCCACCCCATGTTAAGCACATCGCGGACATGATCGAGGAACTTGCCAACGTAGAATTGTTGACGGGCAACCGTGAGCGGGTTTGTAAGATCCAATCCGACAGCACGGTCTGCCTGCGCTCGCATAGACATTTCAGCTTCTACTGAACCCTGATCCATCTGCGGAACCGGTCCCCAAGCAATCTCTCCAAGGCGACGATAAGGAACGCGACGGCCCGGACCCCAATCTGAAGGAGGACGCCCAGCGGGATGCATAAGAGGCGGCAGAGTAGCAAGGGATGCCCTGTCAATCCGGCTATCGCGCTCAGTCTTAATCTGCATCTGCGCCCCACGAAGGACGTCGGAAAACGTTTGGACCTCATACATCCGCTTCTGGTCATTGGCTAGCCGGGTTACAACAAACGGATAATCATCATATCCATTGAGCAACTCATGTTTGGCATGTCCTTCCGTAGTTGGATGAAACACGGTGCAATAGATACCCTCAGAACCGTCCTCTTCATCTATGAGCCGTTGGTAGCCGTAAACCACCATCACCAAGTCATTGTCGTCGGTGATTGGCAAGCGTGTCTGAGTTTTGACCTTCTCGCCGTCAAGATACATGGAATCTTTCCCGCGAAGGTTGGAGATGGCGTTATCAACCCATTTGCGGTCCCAACCCTCGTTCGTCACCTTTTTCTCAAGCTCTTGAGCCGTCAAGAACGTGCGCCAGAAGACGTATGGAGCGCGTTGGGGGTCTGATACATAGGGCGGGAACAGCACCTCTCCATCCGGGGCGCAAGAATAGACAACCGGGCAATCAACGGTTTGGCGGGGAATCGGAATTTCAGAAGTCCCCGTCTTTCGCAGCTCCCTGATTGCTTTCTTTGTCCGCTTGTTCGACAGGTCTGGAAACGCTTGCTGGATCAACTCAAGCAGCATCTCGTCATCATTTCCATCAATAATAAGGTTCGCTAGATCAGGGGATTGTTGGGCAATTTGGTCGATGGTGACTTGTTGCAAATATGTTCTTTTTTCTCGCTTCCATCCAACATAGGAGACCATAATTCCCTTCTCTAGCAAATAGTTCGCACCCAACTCCATTTGGTTCTTGAAGTCTGGGATGTAGGTTGAGCGCATCCATTTAAGGAAGGACGACACAACAGAGGCTCGCGGCATTGAAGCCATGGACGTCGGGAACGCCTTAATGTGGCTACGCTGAAGTGCTTGGTCAAACAAGGATACATACATGTCAATGCGCTCGCCAACAACGTTTACCTCCTGATCGGAAGCACCTTGCCACGGAAACGCGTTGGCCCCGTTCTTACGAAGGTCGTCAGACTTGCCGTCCCAGATGTTGCGGCGGTCATTGTAAGACCTTAGGCAAGACTCAAAATAGTATTCAAGATCAATGAGGCAGGTGTCATACGCCTCAATAAGCGCGTTGACATCCGGTTCTTTGTCGGCGTAAATAAGAGACTCGTCCTCTAGTTCGTGTGATTCAATCATGGTGCGTATTCGTAATAGTCTTCGGGTTCAGCAGATATTAGGCACACTTTAATGCGTTTGCCAACAAGTTTGTTTGATAGGCGGGAAGGGCATTTTACGGGGACCGCCAGCCCGTCCATGCGGACAATTACCCAACTTGGGTTGTTGCAGACCCGCATGACGGTAAAATCCTCGTCAATTTGCTGCTTGATAAGTTCGTCAAGGCTACACGGAGACTCATCAATGGTGATGGTCTTCTTGGCAGGGCGACCACGTTTGGCTGCTTTTTTAGGTGTCGGCGGCTTCATCTGGAATTGTCTTTTGGAAATCTTTAATGACTGCTTGCAAAATGTCAAGCTCTTGAGTGATTCTTTTAGTGCGGCCAAGCTTTTCTTGTTTTGCCCTGCGGAAATACGCTTCTTTCAACACATCCAGAACAAACCCTTTAGCGGTCAACGGTTTAGGTTCAGCTTCCATAATTAGTATCCTCCAGACCCGTGAGTTGTAACAAATGACTGGCTGTTGTCAACATGATCGAGATTAGCAATCGCTGCGTATCGGCAAACGTCAATAGGATCTTTCCACGCTTCTTTTAGTCCACCTTCGCCCGTGTATTCGCTGAGTGCTTGAATTATGTTCTCGCAGTCGCTGCTGACATAGAAATGCGGTCTGTTGACAGAATCTAGCGGCTTGCTTGTATCCCATGACATTTTGCCGATAAGTGCTTGCAATCCGTCGTCAATATCGAGTCCGGGGGCGGGGATGCAAACCATGCCGGATTCGTTTAGGTCCTCGATGATTGAAGATGATCCGTCTTGCGCTTGATACTTTGCTGCTCCAAGACGAGGGTCAATCAATCGTTCAAAGATCTCCTCGTCGCCCTCCATTTCTTGGATCGCCTCAATGTAGTCACGGATACCAAAACCTTGCCCCTTGGCCCCCGGCCCCGGCATCCACTTGCCGCTTTTCCATTCCGCCCAGTCACCAACGTCAACACCCGGCCACTCACGGTAAACCCAGAAGGTCCCGCTCTCGTCAATGGCGATCCAGCACATGAACCAGTTTTTGGCTCCAGCTGGGTCAATAATATGGTAGCGCGTAATGTTTTTAGTGGGAATAGTGTCGGGGGAGACCACGTTGACAACCTTGTTGAACTTGGGGAATTTAGTCGCATGGGACTTCATCGGCACTCCATAAGCGCGAATGAGGATTTCTTCCCGCGTGCGTCCTGCCAGCGTTTCCTTGATTCGGTCGTATCCGCCAAAAGCATTGTCCTGAGAGTGGAAGTAATGCACTGACGCGTTAAGCCTCTTAGACTTCTGGACGTATGGAACCAACTCACCGTTAAGCAGTTCGGCCGGGCGAGACTCAATGGTCGTCGCTCCATCAAGATACTCCTTGATGACCTCCGTCCAACCATCAATAGGCGTGAACGTCACCAGCATCTTCGCATTTCTTGTGGCAAGACGGAACCTGAGCGTGTTAATCAACTCCGGTCCTAATAAGTATTCATCCAGCCACACCCCAATGTTGTGCCAAACATGGTTTTTAGATCCAAGTTCCGCGCCCTCAAGGATGGTTGGGTTGTTTTGATACTGGGAATACGTCTTGAAGATGATCTGCGAACCGTTTGGAAGGATTAGCGACGAATCAGTGAAGCCCGTCTTCTTCTTATAGGAGATGTAGGTGTTTGCGCTTGTCTGCTTTGTCTTGAGGTTCTCTGGCAACCAGTCCCACACGGCACTTTGCTGCTGGCGAATGCTGACTTCAGATGTCTGGGCGAAGCAGAAGATTTCAGACTTGGGGTTCTCGATAGCTGCTCGGACAACAGAGAACGCTCCCCACTGCGTCTTGCCGCTCCGGTTGCCGCCTAGTGCCAGTATCTCATTAACCTCAAACAGTTGCTCCTCAGCCTTGCTCCAGTGCGGGAGTCTGAACCCATAGTGGTATGGATCTTTCTCCGCATTCTCAATGGCCTCATGGTAAATTGAATGAAGCCCGATTAATTCATCAGGCTCCATCTCCACCATCTCCTCGTCGGTGGGCGGGGTGAGGATTGCGTGTTTCCGCCAAATCATAGTATCTCGGCTTCGATTGCGTCTTCCTTGATCTTGCTGGCGATCCGAGCTTTTGCGTCAAAGATCATCTTGGCAGCATCATCCAGACTCGCGCCTTTGCGATGCTCCACGATTGAGGATGCCATTCCGGTCAGTTGAGCGGCTTTATCGGTCAGGATGCCCACCGTTACGGCTAGCTTGTCAGGGCTAATTTTGGCAAGCTCTTCGGGATTGTCAAACAACTGTTGGGAACGCTCAAAGAGCAAATCCGTGTAGTCCTGCGCCGCAATTGCGTATCTCATCGAGAATTCCTTGCGCTTCGTCTCAAGCGTGTCGTTATGCCGCCATTGCAGCCCCCTGATGGTCTCTCTACCGAGTCCTGTCTTCTTTTGGATGTCGGTTATCCTCGCGCCTTGTGCGGCCAGCCACAGGGCCATTGCGGCCTTGTTTGGGGCATAGTGTTCGACACAGTTGCCCGGAGAGAGCTTTGCACGCTCCTTGACCTCAAGAAACCAAGCAGACTTGTCTTCTCGTTCGTCAACGTATTCCGCTTTTAGCTTCTCGTTTGGATCAATTGGTGCTGGTTCCGAAGTCACTTTGATTTCTTAACCTTTACTTTTTTGAGATGCAACTCTTTTAATCAAAACCTTGTTCCATATCCAAACGCCTTGGCATAATCAATAGAGTCTTTTGATGCTGTCCCAAGAGTTTGTCCAAGACGACGCGACCATTCGGGATCATACTTGCCAGTCTGTAATGTGGCTTGAATTCCATTTGCCGTGAGCAACGCCGTGCCTAGTGCTTTTGACGTTTCTTTTTGGAACTGCTCTTGAGTAAGCTCCTTCTGAGACATCTTTCCAAGAAGCGGAAACAATGATCCAGCTCTATACATTGCAGCAGTTGCCCGAGTTCCGATGGAATTCATCACTGGTCCAATAGGAATGAATCCGCGAGCACCCTTCTCGGTGATGACACCAGTTGGTTTGATGCCTGCGCCATTGGACACAGTTCGGGTTGCCTCAGTAAGACGAGAAGCAGCAGTCATCCTGTTAACAAAATCTTCGCCAAGGGCGATCTCCATGTTTTGTTTTAGCTTAGGATTTGCGGCAACGTCTTTGAGAAAACGATCACCATCCCAAAGCTGCAATCTCATTGCCGTTGAATCAGGATCACCGGGGTAACGAGAAAATACGTGTTCAGCAAAATCTTCTCGAATTGCCTTTTGTTCAGCTGGATTAAGCTTAGAAAACACCTTTTTTACCTGTGCAGGTTCAGCATCAAACAATGCTCTAGGAAACTCACCCCTAGTGATTGATTCCTTGTGTCCATTCAAAACGTCTTTAATTAAAACGTTGCGCCCAAGTTTCTCGGCCTTTTGCTGATTTGATATCCTATTTGCAATAGAAAACTTCATCTCTTTAATTGCGTCTTGAGACACCACGCCCTCTAGTTGTTTTAGATCATCAAATGTGATTTTAGACGAATCAAGTTTTTGAGCATTAAAGTAAGACTGCAAATCTTTTAGTTTATTTACCATTCGTTGTCCATTAACTCCTGTTCCAGAATCAAACAACTCCCTCACAATTCGTTCATCAAAATTAAACTCATTGCCAGAGCCAAGTTGTCTTCCATTTAGCCCAATCTTATTCAAGTAGGATTCTTGCATGGAACGTTCAAATGCTGGAAAATTTGCTGGGTCATCCCTTTTGATTGCAGAAAGAATCAAATTAGTGTCCTCCGGTGATTTGTAGGCGGCTTTCATAATGTCGCCTGAGGTCATAGTTTTCCCCAATCTGTTCTCTAGAATTTTAGCAAGATCAGTTTGCGTATAGTCAAGAAAGTTTTGATACTTATTTGTAGCATCAGACCACTTATCATATAGTCCTTGCTTCTTGTAAACGTCGTCACGAAATTGCGTAACAACTCGTTCTGCGGTGCTTGAAGCCCTTTTCAACTCATTTGCACCACTACCTGCAACTGGTCCAGATGGAGCTTGATCTCGGATAATTCTTACCTGCTCATCGAGTTGGCTTGCACTAAGAGGACCAGAGATTTCCTCAAGTTCTTGAATTTTCCTACGAGTAATGCTCTCAGCTTCTGGCGACAGTTTTCCGCCATCAATTTGCTTTTGAAGATCAATAATTTTATTAGCATTTTGTGGTCTTGCCCTTAAGTTGCTTATAACCTTTTGAATCTCCGCTGGCCTTGACGCACCACCATAAAATGATCTTTCAATCCTTTCAGCCAACTCAATTGGGTTCACGCTTACAACAGAGTCAGCCTCTTGATAAAATGAGTCATAAACGTCCTTTTTAGCTTGTTCCGCAACAGCCTTGCCCTTTCCAAGCGATTCTTGCAAGTATAGTGCCGCAGCACCCTCGTCAATTTTCGGCTTATACATTTGCCGTTGCATCTCCTCGCTTGCGCTTCTCCTAAGAGTATCAGCAGTTGCTCTATCTGAAATTGCAACTTGTTTTAGATAAAGATCGTTATCGGCTTTTACCGCTTTCACGGTCTGCTCATAAAGGCTATCTGGAAGTGCTTGCCTTGAAACGCTGTCATCCATAAATGCAGCAAGCCGTTTTGCTCCAAAAGCTAAGTCTTGACCAATTTTGGAATTTGGCAGGTTCTGAGCGGCACGAAGCATTTTCTCTTGGCTTTCGACGCTTCCACTTGCAAATCGGGCCAAGCTTGTCGGGTATCCTTCATTGGCAAGAAACTCACCAGCTTCGTTGATTAATTTTGTTCTTTCTGAAACCGCACCTTTCCTCATTGTTGCTACGTCGCGAAGAAGCGCACCACCAATTTTAGTGATGCCATATTCAATTGGAAGTCCAATCATTGCCTCTGTTGATCGACGCATAATAGAATTGCCGAATCCTTCTCCAGCACCCATCACGGCCTTTACAAGCGAGTCCTGAAGTGTTCCAGCAGCAGCATATCCAGCAGCACTTCCAATTGCCGTGCCAGCTGGAGTCTTAGACAATCCGGCTCCACCAATGCCACCAGCAATAGAACCAATCATTGGTCCAACCTCACCAAGAACGTCAATGAAATCTTTTGATGTCATATCATAACGATCAACGGGAAACCAACTGCTTCCATCATTAATAAGCCTTACGGGCTTACCCATGACATTCATCGTCTTTACATTCTGACCACCATACTTTTCTTTGAGATACTCATCTTTGGAAGGGTCGGTCAAGAATGCGAGATTCTTTCGATCTTCCCATCCAAGTTCTGACTGCATATTTACTGGTTGCCCAATAACTGCGGATAGCCCCTTAGCCAGCTTGTTGTCAATGCCCTCAGAGGTTGTCAATGGAGCTTCCATTGGATCTTTTTCACTTAAAAATGATCCATCAGCAAGTTTTCTTACAATGTTTTCTTTTTGATTGCCAATCATAAGATCGGCCTCGCTTACCAAATCAACATACTGCTGCGCTTTTTGTGTCGCTTTGGCTGCCCCAAGTTGGTCGCCAGAATCAAATAATGATTGCGCTTGCTTACTTAGCAGTTCAAATTCCGAAGTGGCTTGTTGTTTTTGACCTTCAAGCTCAGAGATTAGTTTGATTGACATATTAATTCGATTACTGATTGGCCTTCAATGCGTCAAGTCTATCCTGCAAAGATTGAGCTTCAGGACTAAGTTGACTCTGTTTCTCCTTATCAAACCTCAAAAGGCTTGGATTGTATTTGGTCCAGTCATCTCCCGGCCCGCCAGTGCCAGTGTCTGCAATCCCAAGAATTGATCGTGTTTGTTTGTATTCCTTCAGGTAATCGTCAAATACTGGTTTGGAGATTTTTCCATCATTAAATAGTTTCACCACTTCTTCAGGAGTTCCGTTGACGGATTCAAACTGATTCAGGGCTGTTTTTTGCACGTTGGAAACAAGATCATTAGGATTCATGCCAACTTCCATCTTGCCAAACCTATTTTCAAACTTAGGCCATTCTTTTTCAGTAATTGTTCCACCTGCTGATCCAGTTGGAGAAGATGCTCGCATTTTCCCGATTTCTTCTTTGGATGTCTGAACTTTGATGGTTTCCAAATCCGATGCGATTCGACCAGCTTCTCCGGCAGGTAAAACTTGGCCTAATGTTTGCTGACCTCTTGCGATTAACGGGTTTGAGGAAAGGACAGATTGAATTTCAGGGATTATTTTTGAAGCAGACCCAATAATTGCTCTAGACCTTTCAAATGACTGTTCTTTTTGCGCAGCTTCCGCCTTCTCAGCCTTTGATCCACCTCCACCACGCACAATCCTCATTCCCCCTCCCGGAATAGTTTCGATTGTTTCTCCAGCTTGCCCACCAATATCTGCCCCACTAACCATAAAACTGCCATCAGCAAGAGGCCTTGCATTAACCTTAAATCCTTGAACCGCAAGACTTTGAACTTGTTCGGCGGTCATCGGGGTTTCTTGTTTTTCTGTTTTTGTTGGCTTGAACCCAATTGGTCTTGCGGGTGTTACCGAAAGGCCAGCATTAATGGAATCGGCCCGTTCATCAGGCTTTGCAGGTAGGACTCCAGTATCCACTGTGTATTGTCTACCTAGATATGAAACCGTAGTTCCGTCTGGAGAAACCACCCCTTCATTTGCCGGAATAATTATCCCTTCGGCTGTTGGAATGTCCATTGGAGGACCGTCTCCCAGCGCACTTGTAATTCCGGCAGCTGGAGTTTGTCCTGCAACTTGAATTGGCTCAAGCACTCCGGTTCGTGGATTGCGAACCATTTGTTGAGTTCCTTCTGGGGTATTAACCTCAACAATCGCTCCGGGTTTGTTTGCCTCGGCTTCCATCTTGGCTCGATCAATCAATGCAGATTGGATTCCTCGTCCTTCTTCAATATCAAGCTGCCTCTTTTTAAGTCCGAATTCAGCATTAGCCTGCATCTGCTTTGTCCCCATGTTAATAAGTCCAGCGACAGATTCAGCAATTCCAGCACGTTCATTCAGAGAAATATTCTCATCCTTGATTTGGTCACGCACACCTTGCAATGTTGGAGCCAAATCAGGAAACAGCTTTAAGGCAGCGTCGATTTGAATGTCGCTTTGCTTGATTAGCTTTTTCTTTTCGCCTTGTTGCTTAAAGTAGTCCTGAGCTTGAGCAATCCCTTGACCAACAGCTTGCATTGGCAACCCAGCCGCCTCAACCACACCAGCGTAATTTGGTTGCTGATACCCAGTAAATCCGATATTCCCGCCCGTAAGTGCCATGATTTTAATTATGTAAAGTTAGTAAACTGGAGTAGCCTTTGGAATCCCTCCAAAAAAGTTACTTATCCCCATGCCCGCAGACAGGCCAAGACCGCTGAGTCCGGTTGCGCCAGCCGCTCCTCCAGCAAGTCCAGAAAGACCCAACCCAGCCGATAATCCGCCAGTAAACGGGGCTGCGAGAAGACCAATGCCCTTGCCCAGCATCCCCATCATTCCTGCTTTTTGTTGTTGTTCCG